AAGAACACGATATTGTTGTAATATCAAGGACAGGGCAAATAGGTGATATATACGAAATACAAAACCTAAAAATAGCTCTACCAAAACAACCAAAAGATGTATATAGCAATAAAGACAAAAAGTGGAAGAGGTTCGATTATCCAAAAGAACTATCGAAACTTAAAAACATATTTGACTGGAGAGATTACCCGGAAGAATCAAAAGAAAAGTGGTATGACTATATCGATACAGAGTTCGAGCGTAGAGAAGCAGGATTTTGGTTCAATAATAACGGGACACCTACATATATAACAGGCACACACTATATGTATTTGCAATGGAGCAAGATTGACGTTGGCGCTCCAAACTTTAGAGAAGCTAATAGATTATTCTATATATTCTGGGAAGCCTGCAAGGCAGATGTTAGATGCTATGGCATGTGCTACCTTAAAAATAGACGATCAGGTTTTTCGTTTATGTCTTCAGCAGAAACAGTTAATCTAGCTACAATATCTTCAGATGCTAGATATGGAATATTATCAAAATCAGGGTCAGATGCTAAAAAAATGTTTACCGACAAGGTGGTGCCTATCTCTATCAACTATCCGTTCTTTTTTAAGCCGATACAAGACGGTATGGACAGACCTAAAAGTGAACTTGCTTATCGCGTTCCTGCGAGTAAGTTCACGCGTAAAAAAATTACTGCGAACGAATCGCAGGAAGAGTTGGTTGGACTTGATACTACTATTGACTGGAAAAATACAGGTGATAACAGCTACGATGGAGAAAAACTTAACCTGCTAGTACACGATGAAAGTGGTAAGTGGGAGAGGCCAGATAACATATTAAATAATTGGCGAGTAACTAAAACTTGTCTAAGGCTTGGTGCCCGTATAGTTGGTAAGTGCATGATGGGATCAACTAGTAACTCTCTTGAAAAAGGCGGTAACAATTTTAAAAAACTTTATAATGATTCTAACGTCACAAAGCGAAATCGCAATGGACAAACAAAGTCTGGTTTATATTCTCTTTTTATCCCAATGGAATGGAACTATGAAGGATTTATTGACCAGCACGGACAGCCTGTCTTTAATAGCCCAGACAATGATGTACGCGGACCCGACGGTGAACTAATAGATGTTGGTGTAATTGACCACTGGAATAATGAAGCAGATGGTTTAAAGGGAGATCAAGATGCGTTAAACGAGTTTTACAGACAATTTCCAAGAACTGAAGAGCATGCTTTTAGAGACGAAGCAAAAAACAGTATATTTAATTTAGTTAAAATATACGAGCAAGTAGATTACAATGAAGGAGTTAACGATACTAACGCTGTCACTGTAGGTAGCTTTCAGTGGTCAAATGGTGTTAAAGATACAAAAGTAGTTTTTAATCCAGATCCAGGCGGAAGGTTTAAAATTAGCTGGGTTCCTAATATAAATCTTCAAAATAGAGTGATAATAAAAAATGGAGTAAAATATCCAGGAAATGAACACGTTGGTGCTTTTGGCTGCGACAGTTACGACATTAGTGGTACTGTTGACGGCAGGGGGTCTAAAGGAGCTTTGCATGGATTGACAAAGTTTTCAATGGAAGACGCGCCAGCTAATCATTTTTTTTTAGAATATTTGTCCAGACCACAAACCGCTGAAATGTTTTTTGAAGATGTATTAATGGCTTTAGTTTTTTATGGCATGCCACTGCTTGCAGAAAACAATAAGCCAAGACTTTTGTATTACTTAAAACGTAGAGGATATAGAGGTTTTAGTATGAATAGACCAGATAAAATTTGGAATAAATTATCTGTTGCTGAAAAAGAAGTAGGTGGTATACCAAACTCTAGCGAAGATATAAAGCAGGCTCACGCTGCCGCTATTGAAATGTATATCAACGATCATGTTGGAAGTAAAGGCGACGGTAATTATGGTAACATATATTTCAACGATACCTTAAATGACTGGGCTAAGTTTGATATTAACAAAAGAACTAAGCATGATGCTTCGATAAGTAGTGGATTAGCTATAATGGCTTGCAATAGACATTTGTACACGCCGGTAGCTAGTAAGTCAATACCTAAGTTAAACATAAATATATCCAGATATAAAAATGATGGTTATACATCAAAAATAATTAAATAAGTATGCAGTCACCTAATAATTATTTTCCAATCCAAGCAGTAAGCGATTTTGAAAAAGTTAGCTATGATTATGGTTTAAAAATAGCAAAAGCAATAGAAGCTGAGTGGTTTTATAATAGCAATGATGGTTACAACTATTATTCAAGAAGATACAGCTCCAATGGAGATACATATAGAAGTCTTAGACTTTACGCTAGAGGAGAACAGCCAATACAAAAATACAAAGACGAGCTGTCTATAAACGGAGACTTAAGCTATTTAAACTTAGACTGGAAGCCAGTGCCGATCATATCTAAGTTTGTAGACATAGTAGTAAATGGTATGTCAGACAAAGATTATTCTATAAAAGCTTTTTCTCAAGATCCTTACGGCGCTAGCAAAAGAACTCAATACATGCAGTCTATACTAGAAGACATGGAGCTTAAAGAGCTAAAAGACTTTTCGCTAAAAGAGCTTGGTGTCAACATGTATGAAAATAATCCTGACACTTTACCTGACAGTGTTGAAGAATTAGCATTGCACATGCAACTAAATTACAAGCAGCAAGCTGAAATAGCTCAAGAGCAAGCTTTAAGCGTGTTAATGCAAGGAAACAAGTTTGATTTAATTAAACGTAGATTTTTCTACGACTTAGTCACTATAGGTATAGGCGCTGCTAAAACTAGCTTTAACACTTCAGAAGGTGTCACTATAGACTATGTTGATCCTGCTAATTTAATATACTCTTTTACTGAGTCACCGTTTTTTGAAGACGTGTACTATATAGGCGAGCTTAAAGAAGTTCCAATAAATGAAATAGCTAAGCAGTTTCCATTTTTAACTGAAGAAGATTTAAAAGATATAGCTTCTAAAAACTCTAAAAGATACGCTAGTAATAAATATGAAAGAAGAGACAAAGACGCTAATGTTGTTCAAGTTCTTTATTTCAACTACAAAACTTACATGAATGATGTTTATAAAATAAAAGAAACATCAACAGGCGCTGAAAAAGCTATACCGAAAGATGATAGTTTTAATCCGCCAGAAAACGATAATTTTAAAAGAGTGTCTAAGCAGGTCGAAGTATTATATGATGGTGTTTATATATTGGGAGCTCAAAAGCTTTTAAGATGGGAGCTTTGTAAAAACATGATAAGACCTAAAAGTGATTATACTAAAGTTAAAATGAACTATTCTATTGTAGCGCCTAGAATGTTTGAGGGTAGAATAGAAAGTTTAGTTAGTCGTATAACTGGTTTTGCAGACATGATACAGCTAACTCATCTCAAGCTACAGCAAGTTATGTCTAAAATAATACCTGATGGTATTTATTTAGATGCTGATGGTTTAGCTGAAATAGACTTAGGTAACGGAACAAATTACAACCCTCAGGAAGCTTTAAATATGTTCTTCCAAACAGGTAGCGTTATCGGCAGATCAATGACTGCTGACGGTGATATTAATCCTGGTCGAGTGCCTATACAAGAAATACGCAATGGTAACGGAGGGGCTAAAATGCAAAGTTTAATAGCTAACTATAACTATTATTTGCAAATGATTAGAGACACGACCGGACTTAACGAAGCTAGAGACGGTAGTACGCCTGATAAAAATGCTTTAGTTGGTTTACAAAAGCTAGCTGCTCAAAACTCTAATACTGCGACAAGACATATATTACAAGCTGGCATGTTTTTAGTGTCTGATATATTAGAGTCTTTATCTCTTAGAATATCTGATGTGCTTGAGTTTTCTCCAACTAGAGACGCTTTTGTTCAATCAATAGGTTCTCACAGCGTTGCTAGTTTAGACGAGCTAAGTCAAATGCACTTGTATGACTTTGGAATATTTTTAGAGCTAGCTCCAGACGAAGAAGAAAAGCAAATGCTTGAAAACAACATCCAGCAGTCGTTAAAACAAGGTAGCATAGATTTAGAAGATGCTATAGATATTAGACAAATAAGAAATTTAAAGCTAGCAAATGAAGTTTTAAAACTTAGAAGAAAAAAGAAAATGCAAGCAGAAGCGGCGGCTCAACAGCAAAACATGCAAATGCAGTCTCAGATGAACTCGCAGCAACAACAACTAGCTGCTCAAGTAGAGATGAGCAAGCAGTCTAGCAAAGCACAAGCAGAAATACAAGTTGAACAAGCTAAAGCTCAATTTAAGTCTAAAGCTATGCTAGAAGAAGTAGAGCTTAAAAAACAGTTAATGGCTTTAGAGTTTCAGTATAATCAACAAATACAAAAAATGCAGTCTGATAATATTTCTACAAGAGAAAAAGAAAAAGAAGACCGCAAAGATGAGAGAACTAAAATACAAGCTTCACAACAAAGTGAACTTATAGATCAAAGAAAAACAGGTGGTTCACCTAAAAAGTTCGAGTCATCAGGTAATGATATACTCGGAAGTGGTTTTGGATTAGAGACATTTAGCCCAAAATAATTTTTAACTAATTTTATATTATATTATGGAAGAAAATAAAGAAAACGTTGTTGAAGAAGTTGTTGAGCAAGAAGCTCAAGCTACAAACGACAACGAGCAAGAGCAAGTTAGCGCGAAAGAGCCTACGTTTATGTCCGCTGACGATGACAGTGTTGTGAAGATAAATTTAGATTTGCCTACGGCTCAAGAAGAAAACAAAGAAGAGCAAGAGCAAGTTGAAGAAGTTCAAGAAGAAGTTCAGCAAGAGGTTGA